GGGTGGGAGAGGTTGCTGGGGACCGCGGGCTCGGGGGATGAGGCCGTTTGGTGGGGCACCCTGCGTGTTGGGGCTGGCGAGGTTCTCGTGCGAATGACGAGCGGAGCGGCCAGCTTTTCGGCTCAGGTGGTGGTGGGCGCCGGCGGTGGGCCGAGGGAGCGGGCTCGGGGGGTTAGCCCTTGCTCGCCTCGACGGTCATTGCATTCTGGTAGCGGCCAGTCATCGAGTAGGGCCGCATAGGAGGTGTCTCCATTCGGCTGAGGACAATCTGGCCGATTCGCATGTTGGGCCAGATAGGGACTGCGTGGAGTTGGCGAGAGTTGTGGAGTTCGAGTGTAATGACGCCTTCGAATCCGGGGTCTAGATAGCCAGCCAAAAGATGTTCGATACCCTCTCTTGCTCTGGAGCTTTTGAGGACGAATTGGGCGTTGTGCGTGTTGGGAATGCGGACGAACTCTTTCGTTTGGGCTAGCACGAATTGGCCGGGGACGAGGTAGTAGGGGTTGAGCTGGTTGTGGTCCTCCAGGGGGTAGGGGATCAGGGAGGGGCCGGAGGCGGATTCGATCAGGAGGGTGCCGCCGAGGCGGACGTCCAGGGAGGCCGGGTTGACCATCGTCGGGTCGAAGGGCTCGACGAGGCCGTCGAGGCAGAAGGCGTGGATGAGGTGGTCAGGCAGAACGGCCATGGGTGGGTTCGGGCGGATTGGCGGGGGCGGCGTGCAGCGAGGCCGCCCAGCGGAGGCGGGCGACCACTTCTTGGACGGTGCGGCGGGGGAGTTCGGCCGCGGGCTCGGGGGGAGCCCAGGTTTCGATCTCGGTGGCGAGGAGGTTGAAGACCGAAGCCATGCGGACCTCGGAGGACATGGTGAAGGTCGCGTTGCCGTCGGACCAGTAGGTGAGGAGGGCGCGGCTGATGAGGTCGGGCTCGGGGGGCTGCACGGTTTGCACGGTTCAGGCGGGGCGGATGAGCGAGCGCCAGATGGAGATGGGGCGGCTGTTGGCGCAGGGCCGGCGCGTGGGACGGGTGCGGTCGGTGCGGGTGGCGATGCGGTCGTGGGCGAGGGAGCGCATGACCGCGCCCATCGCCCGGTGCTCGGGGGTGGCCTCGGTGGTGAGGGTTTTGAGGACCTCCCACACCTCGTCAGTGGTGAAGTAGAGGCTGTCGGCGGCGACGCGGCGGGCGGCGCGGACGGCGCTCAGATACCAGTCGGGGTTTGCCTGGCGGCGAGCTCGGGCGACTGCGTCGCCAACGAGGTCGGGGTCGTAGGGGTCGAAGAGAACGCTCATGGCTCTCAGGCGGCGCCGGCCGCCGTGGCGACGGTGGCTTCCACCGCGCTGCTGCGCAAGCAGCGGGCGACGTTGGCTTCGAGGACTTCGAGGCCCTGGGAGTTGGAGATGATGCGGTGGAAGGAGGCGGATTCCAGGGCGCCCTCGGAAGCGTGGGAGACGACCTCGGGGTCGGCGCGGTGGGAGGGGCGGGTGATGCGCCAGAGCTCGCCGGAGAGGCTGTGGACCATGGCGGCCTCCTCGGGGAAGCGGACGTCGTCGCAGACGATGCGCTCGCCACGGGCGATCAGGGCGGAGGCGCGGCGATACCAGAGCTGGGCCCAGACGTCGGGGCTGACGCAGTTGCGACCGAACTCCGTTCCGAGCGTCTGCATGAGGTGACGGGTGGTCACCCTGTGCAGACCCGGGAGTTCGACTTGTTTACCGAGTGGCGACATGAAATGATCAATCGCACCGGCGCTATAACCAGCAGATTCGAGAAAGACACGAATCATCTTTTTGATCGGACCGGCAAACGGAAGATGTGTGTAGCCGTGGTTATCGATCAAAAAGCTGGCCACGGTGGTTTTGCCACTGCCTGGCACCGAGGAGTACAGGCCGATGAGTTGCGGGAAGTTGGTGGACATGGGGGTCAGCCTCGGGAGTAGGTGAATCGCTCCAGGCGGGCCTGGAAGTGGAGGAGGAGTTGGGGGAGGGCTTCGTCGTCGATCAGCTCGATCTGCGGCTCCTGGGAGGGGAAGGCGACGACGACGAGGGCGCGGCGGATCTGGAGGCCCTGCTTCGCGTAGACCTCGTTCGCCGCGGCGGCGTAGGCGGCGGCTTGGAGGCGGTAGTCGTAGAGCTTCAGGGGCTTCAGAGGCTTGCGGTCAGCTGTCTTCCAGTCGAGGAGGGTGGGCTGATCGGTGTCGTCGTCCAGGTAGGCGAGGCAGTCGAGGGTGCCGGCGTAGCCGAGGCTGTGCCAGACAGCGCCCTCGGTGAGGACGGGTTTGCGGACTCGGGAGAGGAACGAGCGGATCGAGTTCCAGTAGGGGGTGCCGACGAAGGAGAAGGGGGGCTCGTTGCCATTGAGGAGGAGGTCTTCGGTCCAGCCGTGGATGAGGGTGCCGCGGTAGCAGGCGGCGGCGAGGATGGCGTTGGCGCGGTCTTCGCCGACGGATTCACGCCAGAGATCGAGGCTGGTGCGGTCCTTGGAGTTGGAGAGGATGGTGGTGACGGAGTGGCAGTTGCCGCCGGGCGTCGTGTAGATCCGCTCTCCAGTGACGGGGTCGGTCTGAGTGAAGAGTTCGTATCGGGGTAGAGCCGAGATGCGGAACTCAGATGTAGGTGTAAAGGAGCTCATCCTGTTCCGTGAGGAGATCGTTCGGGGTGCAGCCGAAGACGTCGCAGAGCGCCTGGAAGATCTCGGGGTCGATCCGGTGGGTGCTGGCTGTGCGGAGGCGGCTGACGGTTCGGACATCGAGGCCGAGCTCGGTGGCCAGCCGCTGTCCGTTCCAGCTGCGCTTGAAGAGCTGGTAGTCGATGTTGCGGGCGAGAACCCGCATCAGGCGGTGCTGCGACATGGCATGAGAAAGGGGCGGAGGGAGCCGCCCCAGAGAGGTGAGGTGATCAGGCTTCCTCGTTCTTGAACGGGTCTTCCCCGGACATGAAGGCCGCCAGGTTGATGGAGCCTTCCTCCTTCTCCCATTGGGCGGCCAGGGCCTTGCTGACGGCCTTCGGAGGGGCGGCGACGAGCTTGTACTCGGTCTTGAGCTTCTCACCGGTGCGGCTCAGCTTGAAGTCGTAGCCGCTGGGATCGCCGTAGTCCTTGTCAGCAATGCTGCGGAAGAGCTGATCCATGATGCTCTTCTGCGTGATATTGATGATCTTGAACTGGCCTTCGTCCTCGATGACATCGCCGTCTTTGTCGAGCTTGTACTCGTAGACGACGCCCGCGACGAAGCGCTTGATCTGGGGTTTGCCGTCGAGGCCGGCGCGGATGGTGGCGGGCAGGTCCTCGTCGTTGGGAAGGGTCTCCCAGCGGACGGGGCGGGACTTGCCGTCCTCGGTTTCGATCCAGCCCTCGTAGCCGGTGATGCCGGCGCCGAAGAAGCGGAAGCGGATGGTGCCTTCGACCTTGCTCGGGTTGACGTAGCGGCCGGAGCTGGAGGCGATCGACTCCTTGATCTCCTCGATCAGGGTGGGCTTGAGGAAGGTGGCAGTCATGAGAGGGATGGGCAGTGTTTGGGACGGGGGTGACAGGATGGGTGAATGGCCCGCTGGCCGTTCAGAACTTGGTCACCCAGGGAGACCGTACTAAGGATTTGGTCGGCTGTCAAGCAATGGGGTTTTACGGGCTGTAACGAAAAGAACGGCGGTCTTTCAGTCCCTGAACGACTGGTGAGAGTCGCCGCTTTCGGAAACGGTCAGGCTCGGGGGTAGTCGTAGCGGGCGCCGGCCAGGGAGAAGGTCCACTGGCTGTCGGCGGTCAGTTGGACGGGGAGGTAGGCGGGGCCGTTGGTCCAGGGGTCCTGCTGCTCCAGGCGGAAGAGGTCCAGGTAGGGCTGGAGAAGCTCGACGTCCTCGGGGGCGGCGACCTTCAGGCGGACGGGGAACCCCAGGCGCTCATCCGTCAAAGTGAGTGTCACGACACCGCCGGCCTGGTGGACGTGGGTGATGGGGAGGTAATTCCAGACAACGAGCGGAGTTTCAGCGGTTGGAGTCACCTTCCTGCGGTCAGTACCGGCCGCACCCTACATGCCAACTTCGGGGGTGTTGAGTAACAGTCCGCAGCAAACGCTGGTTTCAGTCGGAAAAAAGGCTCAAACGATGTGACCTATGCATTTTTCGCATAGGTTACGGCTTCGAGAGCAGCTCGATGAGGTCCTCCTCGGTGGAGGGGCCTTGGAGTGCGGCGCTGAGTGTGATGAGGTAAGGGAGCTCTCGCTGGAACTCCTCCCCAGTCCAGACCTGACCTTTGCCCATGAGGATCTCGTTGAGGCGGGTGCGGCGGGTGCCGGTTGGTTGGAAGTGCTCCTGGAGGATCTTCCCCAGGTCGTCGATCGGGTCGAAGCCCGCCGTGGCCATCTGCCGGCGGAGGAGGCGGGCGAGATTGCGGGTGAGCTGGGCTGCCTCGGCGTCTGAGTAGAAGGAGCCGCTCAGGTCGTACTCGGTGGGGACGCGGACTCCGGTGAAGACTTCGAACCACCAGCCCGGCGGTGGCGGGACACCGTCTTCGAGGATGACGAGGGGGTCGGAATAGTGGTTGCTGCTGGTCGTGCCGGGGACGAGAGTCCTGGTGGTGCGGTAGCGGTGCAGGTAGAAATTCAGCCGCTCGATGGCGATGAAGGGCCGGGGGCCCGGGTTGTGGAGGCGGCCGTGACGGAAGCCGCTGATCTGGGAGCTGTGGAGCCAGCCGCAGCCGTCCAGGCAGCCACGCAGGAGCTGGGTCATGACCGGATGCGACCACTGGTTGCCGTCCATCCAATGCCTGAACAGCTGAGCGAAGTTCTTGATTCCTGTCTGGTACTGGCCGGCGTAGTCGAATTTTTCGGTCTGCTCAGACATGGGCGACCACTGCGTGTTGCTCAAGAGATAGGCGGGATTCTATAGGCGAGTCCGTTCTACAACAATGTGTAACGCGATCTGGATGCTGTCCAGCTCGTTCACGATCTGGTCGGAGCCGGTAGGGTTGGGGTCCGGTCTCGGGGGCTGAGCCAGGGTCCCCCCGAACACGCGAAAGCCCGCCGGTCAGGGCGGGCTCTGCGCTCCAGCCGGGGCCGGAGTTCCAAATCACAACGTGAAAATAGCATGTCTGACCGGAATCAGCCGGAGATTGCCGGCAAGAAATCCGAACCAGATCCGAGGATTTCCGCCATCGCGATGGTGATGCAGGGCTTCTTCCCAGAGGGGTGGAAGTTTGTGCCGGTGAAGGGGAAGGCGACCTTCATCAAGAACTGGACGGAGGCGCCGCTGGACTCGAACCAGGCGCTGCATGAGGCGTACCACCAGCGGCCCGGGTTCTACCGGGGCGTGGGGGTGCTGACGGGGCGGCACTCGAAGGGCCTGGTGGCCATCGACATCGATGGGCTGACGGCCGACGAGCGGTACCGCCAGGCGCTGGACGAGCTCGGGGGCAGCTACGAGCCGCTGGGCGAGGAGTCGACGATGAGCTGGACCTCCGGCAAGGAGGGAAGGCGGCAGCTGCTGTATCAGGTGCCGTGGCATGCGTGTGAGCAGCTGAACGACCTGAAGACCCTGATCCTGCGGATGGATGGGTCGTGGGAGAAGGGGCAGGGGGACATGGAGCGGACGAAGGGCGGTGCCGACTACGAGGAGGTGGTGGTGCGGTTCAACGGCTGCCAGTCGGTGCTGCCGGGCTCGCCGCACCCGAGTGGGAGCCGGTATCGGTTCCTCAACTACAACGGCGGCAAGGTGGCGCCGGCCCCGGGGTGGCTGATCGAGCTGCTGCGGCCGTACTACAAGCCGGTGGCCTGGCTGGATGACGACCAGATCGCCGAGCTGCGCGACGAGGTCGGCGAGACGCTGGTGCCGGCCAAGCAGATCCGGGGGTGGGTGTTCCGTGAGGACAGCCCCTTCCACAAGCTGCTGATGCCACGGCTCGACGAGCTGGTGTTCAAGAAGGACCTGTTCCCCGAGCCGTGGCAGGAGCGGGATGGGGACCGGCCGCAGCGGCTGAACTTCTGCCCCTGGCATGGAGGCCTGAGTGGGACGTCGTTCCAGTACAACCCCGAGAACGGCTGCTGGGACTGCAAGGCGTGCGCCGTCGGTGGGGACTGGCTGGACTTCCTGTACAAGATCCACAAGAAGGACATCAACGCCAAGCGGCCGATGGGGCCGACCCTGGAGAAGCTGGTGGCGGAGCTGTCAGGCGAGCTCGGGTTGGTCTACCCCGACGCGGCGCGGGAGGAGCAGACGGTGAAGAACGCGCCGCTGCTGTCGCTGACGCCGTTCCAGTTCTTCGAGTCGTGCCAGCAGATCCTGGATCGGAACGGGAACTCCGAGGTCGCCCACTTCATGCTGATGCGGCTGGTGCGGGACTGCGGCATGCAGTGGATGTACCGCAACGGCACGGCCGTGGAGATGGCGCTGGACCGCTTCCTGCGCAAGAAGAAGCAGGCGGACAGCCTGTACGACCCGCAGTGGCAGGCGAAGGCGCGGAATGCCAGGGCGTATCTGATCCCGGATTTCATTTCGGCACCGAGCTCGGTGATGCTCCACGCTCGGGGTGGCATGGGCAAGACGCGGGTGGCGCTGGCCCTGGCGAAGGTGGTGGGGCGGCGGCTGCCGATGCGGATCCGCGGTGCCGAGGTGCTGCCGACCCAGCAGGGGAACGTGCTGCTGATCGGCAACGACATGTCGATGGCCGACTACGCCGAGTACCTCGACCAGCAGGGGATCCACACGGATCAGGGGGACAGCTGGCTGAAGTTCCACGCTGACTGGCAGCAGGACGAGTACAAGCGGCTGGTCAAGTGGTTGCAGCAGTACAAGCCGGCGATGGTGATCATCGACTCGCTGACGAGCTGCTCGACGGAGATCGAAGCGAAGGAGAACGAGAAGGAGTACAGCAACACCATGTACAAGCTGGCGCGGGAGAACGGCGTGGAGTTCCCGCCCACCGTGTTCCTGTGGATCCACCACAACACCAAGGACGGGAACAACTTCCGGGGGACCGACACCCTGCGGAACGCCGTCCATGAGACCTGGGAGCTGCTCGACCTCGGGGAGGAGGAGCGGCACGACTTCCCGGAGAACTCAATCATCCTGCAGGTCGACAAGAGCCGCTCGAACCGGTCGCGGGCTCGGTTCCTGATCGAGGAGTCGATCGACGAGGTGCTGTCCATCAAGGACCTGACGCCGGCGGTGGAGCACTACCGCGGCGGCCAGGGCCCAGCCAAGCCCTCCACGGTGCTGCTGGGCCTGCTGGGGGAGGCGGACGGACCGATGACCATGAAGGAGCTGAAGTACGCCCTCGATGCCCGCCTGTCGGGGGAGAGGGGTGAGGGGGTGGTGATCCACCGGACCACGGTGCTGCGCTGGCTGGAGGGCTGGATCTCGAAGGGCCTGGTCGAGAAGGGGACGATGAGACAGCCAGGATCAGGTCCGGGACGGCCGGAAGCCACCTACAGGAGGGTCTCTCCTTCTTACGAGGGAAATTCCACACAAAACCCCCCTTCTTTCTTCCAGACCCCTTCGGGTGCAGGGGAAGAGGAAGAGTGCAGCGATTTGCACGTAACCACCCCCGAGGACGACCTGCACACTTCCGACGACGGGCCGGAAGGCCGTCTCACGGAGACTCCTGAGACGACCAGTGACACCCCCGAGGTCGTGTTGCAGGACGAAACGCCAGTGGGCAACACCACGCCTGATTTAGCCGCACTCGGGGGGCACCCCGAGGACGACTCAGCTCTCTCGGCGCCCGCCGCGCCGGATCCGACCGATAAATGTGCGGAGGGGGTTTTGGTCACCCCTGCGCACAAAACCGAAACCCTTGAAACCTCGTCCGCGGCAGGGGTTTTCGAGGATCGGTCGGAGTTCTGTGCCGCTGAGACCCTCGTAAGAGAGCAACCCGTTCCTGAACGGGTGGATCAGCCCCGCTGGATGGGCTACCGAGGCGGCCGGAAGGTCGTCCCCGAGGGCGATTTCGACGAGGCGTTCGGCGGTTGACACGGTGTTGTGGGGAGGGGCAACCAGATCCCGAATGAGGGGGTAGAGTGACCACACGCAGAGTCCCGGGCTCGGGGCCCTGTGTGTTCTTCATCAGAGGTGCCGACATGGCAGTCATGACATCCCCCTCGACCGTGCGTACCCCCGAGGACGCTCTGAATCGGGTTGAGGTTCAGTGGGGGGCGGCTGGACGGCCGCCTCTCACCCCCACACAGCGGCGTTTCGTCCTCGGGGTGCTGGATCCGCTGCATCGCGACCAACTGCGGGGTTCAGTGGTTCTGGAGGGGCCTGCGGGCACCGGCAAGACCACGACACTGTTGGCATTGATCCAGGCGGCCCACCTCCTTGACCTGGAGGTGGGCGTTGCCGCTCCGACTCACAAGGCGGCCTCGGTGCTGCGGGAGAAGCTGGAGGAGGCCCGGGAGGACTATCCCGGCCTCCCCGAGCCTGTGACCCTCCATTCGCTGCTGTGCCTCAAGCCGCAGCGGAGCACCTACGGGGAGCCCGAGACGTTCAGGCAGAGCAAGCCGCCTCAGCTCGGGCACCTCGATCTGCTGATCGTGGATGAGTGCTCGATGGTGGGTGCTGACCTGCTGGAGCACATCCAGGTGGCGGCGCGGACCTTTGTGCTGCCGGTGTTGTTCGCTGGGGATCCCCACCAGTTGCGGCCGGTGAATGAGAACAAGCTCTCGCGGGCCTTCTTAGGAGAGCCAAAGACGACGCTCGACGAAGTTCTGCGTCACGACGGGGCTGTCCTGAACCTGGCCACGCGGATCAGGACCTTGAATTACGTCCCGCAGGTCCATCCAGGGGTCGGTGGCGGAACCGAAGTCAAGGTCTACGACACCATGGAGGAGATGGAGTCCACATGGTTGAAAGCTGTCATGCAGGCTGAAGGAGCTGGGGCTATCAGGGACACAATGATGTTGTGCTGGAAAAACAAAAATAGACGCAAGTACAACGACATGGCCAGAACTAGTATATATGGGGTGAATGCTCCTAGGTTCATGAAGGGTGATGTGGTTGTGACTCTTTCGGCGATCGAGCAGGATCATCGTCTAATGCACATGAATAATGAGGATCTGCAGATCAGGGACGTTAAATACTTGCCGGAATACATGCCTGTAGGAGCGCTGGGAGAGGACGTAACTTTCAAGGTATGGTCTTTGTTTACAACAGCGGAGACTGTGCTTTACGTATTAGACGATTCAGAGACAGAGCGGTACAGACAAATTCTCAAGGCTCTTGGGCAGGCCATCAAGGCCGAAGGAGAGAAAGCTAAGAAGACGTCAGATAAAAAGCTCATGCATGAAGTACGGGAGGCGTGGGCTACCCACTATTTCCCGCTGAAGGGGGCATTCGCTGAGGTGGACTTCCGGTATGCGTTGACAGTCCATAAGAGTCAGGGCAGCACTTACAACAGGGTGTTTATCTGTGATGACTACGCCGGATCACGGGACGAGGGAACGCGGCTGCTGTATGTGGCTGTGACGAGGGCCGCGAAAGAGGTCCATCACATCGACAACAGGATCAAGCGCTGATGCGGAGCGTCCTCGGGGTGTGGGCCCGTGCGGTGGCCCACTTAGCGTTGGGGCAAATGCGGCGACGGGGTGGGTCTGTCATCCCGTCGCTGGGCCACCGTCGTAGAGGGGGGCCTGGCCACCACCCAGCTCACAGTCCGGGTTGGAGCTGGATTCACTCTAGTGGGGTTACACCAATGGTCTGCAATGTTCGGCTGGAAAAACCACACCTGCCTATGCGGATCGATGACCTGCTGGTGAAGCTCACCTGTAAGGGGTACATCAAGGGGCCGGACATGCTGCCCCCTGATGAGCATGGGATCTGCACGGTTCATGGACCGAAAGACGGCGTCGCTCACTGGAGAACGCGGGCTTTATGGCAGGACCTGTTCGATGAGATGGACTACATCTCTATCTATCCCTGCACGAAGCGAGATTTGGCCGGGGACACTTTCATCTTCGTTCTGTTCAACCCACGAAATGGGGTGGTTGAGCAATGGCGTATCGCGGAGCACTGGACTGGAGACGAGTTCATTGTCCGGGGCTGTAACTCCCTGGATATGGCGTTGTCGATCCATGCCAACTGGCTGATGGAAGTGACTAATCGGGCTGACTACGACTAACGTGGCTGCGGGCGCTGATCTCCTTCAGCATCGAGTCAGCTAGCAGCGATTTCAAGGCGGCGTTGCATTCGAGCAGCATGAGCGCTGTTCGACGAAGCGCTTCGGGATCATCACAGGACCGGATCATACGGATGTTTCGCTCCATGGCGAAGTCCGATGAGAACTGGTCCATACGAACACCAACTCTCATCGCATTATGAAGAGGTCTATCCAAATCGGCAAAGAGACGTGCGAGTTCACGTTCATTTCAGGCTCAGGGGAAGACTCCGTCCTGAATGCCGCGCTGCAGCAGCTGGAGACGCTCCCGGGGCCGGTGGCGATTGATACCGAGACCACAGGGCTGAATCCGGTGGTGGATCAGGTGCGGCTGGTGCAGGTCGCAGTCGGTGATCAGGCGGTGGTTGTCGACCTCGGGGCCTATCGCATGGTGCCCGACGAGAAGCCGCTGGCGGCCAGGGGACTTCCAGGGTTGCGTGCCCTGGCGGCGCTGCTGGAGGGGGATCGGCCCAAGGTTCTGCAGAACGCGGCGTTCGACCTCGGGTTCCTGGCCTTCGAGGGCGTGAACATCGGCGGGCCGCTGTTCGACACGATGATCGCAGCGAAGATCGTCAACAACGGTACGAATGCGAAGAACGGCCTCGGGGAGATCACCGAGCGCGAGACGGGGATTGAGATTCCCAAGGAGCTGCAGAAGTCGGATTGGAGCAAGGAGCTGACCGACGAGATGATCGAATACTCGGTGCGGGATGCGCTGATCCTGCTGCGGCTGGTGACTCCTCTGCGGGAGAAGTTGCGGGGGGCGGCCGTCACCAAGGAGGTGTCGCTGTGGGACGTGTTCCGGCTGGAGATGTCAGCTCTGCGCGGGGTGGCGTCCATGCAGATCCACGGGTTCCGCTTCGACCTACCCCGAGCTCGGAAGCTGCACATGGAGCTGTTGGCTGAGGTGGAGGAGGCGAAACAGGCGTTCCTCATGGAGCTCGATGCGGAGATCAAGCGGAAGCACCCGGATGATCCGCAGAAGTGGTTGCCGCGGGATGAGGATGGGTCGTTCAACACCAGGGAGAAGACGTCAGGCTCGGTGCGGCTGGGGACGAAGAAGTACGCCGGCTTCAACCCGAGGGCGCCGATCCAGATGGCCGCTGCGTTTGAGAAGGCGGGCATCATCCTGCCTCCCAACGCCAAGGGGAAGACATCGCTGGATCAGAATCTGCTGGCCTTCATCAGGAAGCAGTATCCATTGGTGGAGCGCTACCTGGGATTCAAGGAGGTCAGCACGAGTGTGAGCGCACTCGAAACGCTGATGGAGCATGTGAATGAGATGACGGGGCGGATCCACGGCTCCTACAGGCAAGTCGGGACGGAAACGGGAAGGCTGAGTGCGGCAAAGCCCAACCTTCAGCAAGTTCCGAGAACCGAGAAGTTTCGCTCTCTGTTTATTGCCGAGGAGGGTTACGTCCTCGTGGTGGCGGACTTCTCGCAGGTTGAGCTGCGGGTGGCGGCGGAGCTGAGCGGGGAGCCGAGGATGATTGAGGCGTACCGGGCAGGGAGAGATCTACATACAGAAACGGCCGCTCTTATGACTGGAGTACCGTTTGATCAGGTCAGTAAATCCGATCGCCAATCAGCCAAGATTGCTAATTTCGGTCTGCTTTACGGTGCGGGTCCAGCTACACTGAGGAAACAAGCCGTTGCGCAGTACGGCTTGGACATGAGCCTGAATGAAGCCAAGGAGATCGTCGAGGGTTTTCGTTCTGCTTATCCGACGCTACACAAGTGGCAGACACGGGAAGGCAACAAGACCACTCCGTGTGTGTTCACCGGTTATGGACGTCGGAGGATCCTTGTCAACTTCAACGACAAATTCACTACACGCATCAACACCCAGGTGCAGGGGACAGCGGGGGACATTGCCAAGATCGCCATCGCCAAGCTGTGGGAGCAACTGGGTGAGGTCCCCGAGGACGAAGCGCGTCTCATTGCCTGCTGTCACGATGAGCTTGTCCTGGAGGTGAGAGCAGACGTCGAGGACAAGTGGAAGCAGACCCTCAAGAGGTCGATGGAGGAGGCGGGCTCGGTGGTGTGTCATGAGGTGCCGATCGTTGCTGAGGCGTCCTCGGGGTCGAGTTGGGCGGAAGCGAAATGAGCGTTTGCAGTTCAGCCATCGCATCCGTATCATGAATGGGTCGTTGTTTGACCATCGCATGGCGCTCAAGGGTGCTGAACTGCTGGAGTTCGTCCAGGAAAACGAGGGAATGGGGCGCATCTCCCTGGCTCGTAAGGCCGGGTATGTACGGACCAACAAGAAGGGTGATGAAGTCGCCAACGTCGGCGCCTTCTACAACGCCCTCTTTGATGCGCAGGGTCTGAAGCTGGCGTCGAAGCGCGGTTTCCGCGGCTCGAACAGCAAGTCCTACGAGACCTCGGTGCATGCCAGTGGCATCCTCCTGATCGGGAAGAGCTACACGGAAGAGGCTGAGCTGCAGCCTGGCGATGTGTTCCGCATCAAGACGGGGCCGGGCAAGATCGCCCTGGAGCTTGTCTCGGCGTGAGCCGTAGGCTGGAGTGAACGCAGCGATCCGAGGGGGCGAAAGCCCCCTTTTTCATCGGCGGAAAAGGATGGATCCGGCGGCCCGAGAGTTCATGCGGCAGGTGCAGTTCGATCTGCTGCGGCGGCTGGACACGATCGCAGCGCAGCTCCCCAATGGCGTGCTGCAGCGGTTGGTTGCCGACGCGGAGTTCTACCGAGCCTGGTCACGCGGCAAGAAGGATGCCCGGCGGACGGCGCGGCTGGCCCAGGCGCGGGCTCGGGGGCCGGTCAGGCGGCGGAGCGCTTGACACTCCTCGCCCTGTTCAGGAACTGGTTTACGGCCTTCACTCGGTGGAAGCGGTAGCGGGGCCGGAGTGGCGTGCCGATGTTCTTGATGGCGTCGCCGTGGATGATGCCCTTGGACATCTGGTAGGTCAGGGCTTTGGTGTCCTTGAGGCCCACCAGGCGACAGAACTCGGCTGAGGTCACCCAGTCGGCCTCGGGGGCTGGGCCGTGCAGCCGGATGAGCTGTTCCAGGTGGCCCTCGATGTCGTCGAGGCGGCTGAGGATTTCGTCCAAAGTCGGTTCAACCAGATCTGAATAGACCTTAGCGCGACCTCAAAGGGTCATGCCCTGCATGGCCCTCTGTATCCGGTCCGCTTCGATCCAGCGCTGGTAGGTCTGTTGGTGGACTTGCAGGCTGTGTCCCATGAGTCTTGCCCCGAGGTCGGCGGAGACGCCGCGGTCGAGGAGGCGGAGGGCGTAGGCGTGGCGGAGGTTGTAGGGCTTGATCGTGACGCCGTACCGGTCCAGGGCGTCGTTGAAGGCTTTGGTGATGGTTCGGGTGGCTTGAGGTGGCCGGGGAAGATCGCGGAGCGCCCAGGTGGTGACCCACGCGCTTGGGCAGGGGGTGACGCGGCGGGAGCCGGTTTTGGTGGCGTCGGCGATTTCGATCCAGTCGCCCTCGGGGAGCCACACGAGGTCGGCGCATTCGTGGGGGCGGAGGCCGTAGGCGGCGCACATGCCCCAGGTCCATTTCCAATGGGGGAGGCGGATGGAGCGGAAGGCGGCCTCGATGGCGGCGTCGGGGGGAATGTCGCGCTCGGTGAGGCGGTCGACGCCGTAGCCGCGGCACGCGGCCAGGAGGGGTTCGTGGTCGAGGCCTAGGGATTTCGCCACCTGGGCGAGCAGATTGCCTTGGTCCCGGCGGGAGGCGGAGCCTTCGGGCAGTTTGCGGATGCAGCGGAGCAGGACGGCCTCGGTGATCACCCCCGAGGGCGGGAGCTTGCGGAGGGCGGGGGCCCATTTCTTCGACCAGGCGGCAGCGCCGCGCTCGGGGGTCTTGAGGTACTTGGAGGCGTGGAGGCGGCGGGCAGCTTCTTGGAAGTCGGCGACGGTGAGGGCGGCCTGCTGCTCGGGGGCGTCCCAGAGGTCCCAGGAGAAGGTGCCCTTGCGGATCTGGTGCCCGAGCTCGATGGCCTTGCGTTCGGCCTCCACCACCTCCAGTTCACCGAGGGGGATGCGCTGTTGTTTTCGGCCCGTGCCGTCTCGTAGGGGCAGAGTGGCCACCAGGGAGAAGGTGCGACCACGCTGCTGGAGGGAGCAGCGAGCTCGGGTCGCTTTGAGGCGGGAGTTGGCGGCTTCCAGCTCGGACACCTGGCTTAAACCCTGGCTTAAAAGCCTGGTCAGGCTAGGTCCAAGCGGGCCTAGCCAGCTTGAAACAGAAAAGCCGCCTCTAGGTGAGAAGCGGCTCAGGGACTGGGGTTACGGGATTTGATTGGATCGGAGCGACAGGATTTGAACCTGCGACCCCCACTACCCCAAAGTGGATGTGTGACCCTAAGAAGGGCCGCTGAGACTGATCTAAGCCTTCCGGGCGGCGCTGATATGGAGTAATCCTGGCTTAGATGGCTGCCTAATCTGGGTGCAGTCTTGGGTTCTGAGATGGCCACCACCAGACGGCGTTTTGAGGTCAACCAGTCGGAAGAGCCTGATGAAACTCTCCATCAGCTGGAGAGTCAGATCGTCATGGGGGAGGAGCTGGTCGAGGAGTATCACCAGGAAGTCGTTCCTGAGCCCGAGGAGGAGGAGGAGGAGCGCCCTCACGAGCCGGAGGCGCCGGCCGCTTACCTACTGGCCCTGCCCGGGGCGCTGCTCCGCAAGCAGGACGGGACCACCGAGGCCGTGGAGGCGGGGACGCTGCTGTCGACCTCGGGGTGGGTGCCGCTTGGGGAGGGCCTGGTGGCCGTCAACCTCGGGGACCGGGGGAAATGGACGGTGCTGGTCAGTGAGTGGGTCGTTTATTTCAAAGGGTGAAGGAAATGACAGACAGCAAAGTGACGATATCGGGGGACAAGTGGTTGGATGTATTCCGCTACTTCAAAGGGGAGCCGCAGCAAGTTGAAGGAGCGAAGCTCCTGTATGCGGAGCTGTTGAAGGCTGAGCATGCAGTTCTCTCTACAGAGCACCCGTGGTTTGTGAAGTATACGGAGGTGCAGAAGCCGAAGAGTGTGCTGCTGAAGGTTCCGTATCAGAGTCAGTTGGACAATAGTTCAGGAACGGGCTATCGCGAGTGTTTCTCCTCTACTTGCGCGATGATCGCGATGTACTGGAAGAAGATTGCGAATGATGATGCTTACAACAGGATTCGGGCGAAGTACGGGGATTCGACCTCGGGGGAGGCGCAGCTGGCGGCGTTGAGGTCGCTCGGGCTGAAGGCAGAGTTCAGGACCGACGGAACGCCGGAGGTGTTGGAGGCGGAGTTGGCCGCCGGCAGGCCCGTGGGGGTGGGGTGGCTGCACAAGGGTTCCGTGGCCTCGCCCTCGGGGGGTGGGCATTGGACCTGCCTGATCGGGGCGACCGACGCTGCCTGGATCATGAATGATCCGAATGGGGAGGCCCTTCTGGTTCAGGGTGGGTACACCCAGAACACGAACGGGGCAGGGGTGGTGTATTCGAGGGCGAACTGGAACCCGCGGTGGATGCCTGGGGGCAGTGGGGGCTGGTATCTGACGGCGCGGCCGTAGTCAGGGCTGGCGGCGCTTGAAGCGGCCGGATTCGTCTCGGTCGCCGGTGGTGCTTGCCCCGGGGCCGTTCTCGGGGCGGAGCGCCGGGTTGTAGGTGTTCCAGCCGAGGGAGAAGCCGCCGCGACCGGCGGCGCCGACGCCCATGATCGGGAGGGCTGTCATCCAGCACTGGTTCATCGAGTCGGGGCCCCGGTTGGAGAGGCGGCAGTCGAGAAGGTAGATGGTGCCGATGACCAGGGCCATGCTGCTGGCGGTCTTGAAGACGGCGGCGCCGCTACCGATGGCCCCGAGGACGGTGGTGAGCTTCATGGGAGGAGGGAAGGATCAGGACTCAGGCATGGCCATTGCGCCCTCCACGATGTCCGCCACTTCCTGGGTTGTGGAGGCGTTGGCGAGACGCGCCAGCTCTGGGGCAAGCTCGGTGCGTGTAGCGCCTGCGATTTCCTCCGGTGTTGGAACTGACGGAGCATTGACGAGGGTGTCGATCGTCCCTCCAGTCACCTCTTTAGTGGTGGTGCTCCACACCTCGGCCGCGATCTCCTCTGGCGTCGGAACGTCCGGCGCGTTGATGAGGTTGGTGACTGTTGCGAGGGTGCCGTCTGGCGCCAACCTGCTGCTGATGGTGGCGTCAATGCGGCCCAACTCGGTCGCCAGCTCTGATCGCACGGCGCTGGCGTTCTGGGCGCCTGTCGGCGGTGTGGTGTAGGCACTAGCCGCTAGGCGCGTGGCCAAGGTGCCTCCAGAGCGCTCCAAGTCGGCGCGGATCGCGGCCACCAGGGCCACCTGATCGATGTTCTGGTTGCCGATGGCGTTGACGATCGCGTTGAGGATCGCCTGCCCGTCGTTCTCGTTGAGGATGCCAGCCTGGACGGCGGTAGCGATGGCGGTGCGCTCGGCCTCGGTGAGGCTGTAACCCGTCTTGTCGGCGGCGGCCCAGACGGTTGCCGTGATCGTGGCGGCGGTTGGAGGCGTGGTGTAACTGTTGCTGGCAAGCCTGGTCGAAGTGGCCACGTCAATCCGGCCCAGCTCGGTATTGAGTTCGGTGCGGACTTGGCTGGCGATCTGGGCAGCGCTGGGAGCGTTGGTCAGGGTGTCGACCGTCCCGCCCGTGATGGTTCTGCCGCTGGCGTAGGTCCAAACCGCAGCGGCTATTGTGGAGCTGTTGTCGATTGCGGTGGTCAGCGTCCTGGTTGCAGCGTTCCACACCGCAGCCGCCACGGTGCTGGCGCTGGGAACGTTGCTGGCCGTGTCGACTGTCCCACCAGTCACGGTGCGAGTAGCAGCCGCCCACACGGCTGTGGCGATGTCGCTGGTGGTGTAGGCCACAGCGGTGAGCGTGCGCGTGGCGTTGGCCCAAACCGCCGTGGCGATGCTGCTGGCGCTGGGCGGGGCGGTATAGCCAGAGCTGGCCAGCCGGCTGCTCATGGTGGCGTCCAGGTTGTCTAGGTTCCCGGCACGGCCGCTGGTGAGCCTGCCCAGGAGCGTCGTCGTTCCGCTGGTGTCTCCGCCTGCGTACGTCGATCGGCTGGATACCGCGGCGTCAAGGTTGTCGAGGTTTTCAGCCCTGGTGCTGGTCAGGCGAGACAGCAGGGTGGTGGTGCCGGAGGTGTCGCCACCGGCGTAGGTGCTGCGGGAAGACACCGTGGCGTCGATCCGGCCCAGCTCGGTGCTGAGTTCCGTGCGAACAGCGCTGGCATTGGTGGCCGCACTCGGGGGCGCCGTGTAGCTACTGGCTGCTAGGCGCGAATTGACGTTGTTGTTGATTGTCGTCTGGCCGCTGCTCAGTGATGAGAGTTGCGTGTCAAGGTTGGCGTTGGCTAGGCCGACAGCTGAACGGATGTCGGCAGCGGCGATCGTGACGGAGCCGGTGGTGGCATCAACAGGCACACCCAACAGAACAGAAGCAGCCGGCGGAACCGCACAAGTGCCTGTATAGCTATTATTAGGGCCGTACTGAATACCACTGCGTACATTGGCCGCAGAAGGGTAGCTAGATGTATACGCAGCCGACGAATACAGAGCTAAAACAGGCATGCCGCCTGGACCAGGAACGCCATCTTGCCCCCTTTCCCGTTGCGTCCATGACACGCTTCCTGGGCTGGTGTAATCAAACGACATGCTTAGGGCGATGCAGGGGTTAGCGCCCCCAATTCCAACCATAGCACAGGACAATACGGTTATTTGACTTACAGAACCTGGGCCAATCGCAGAAACCTGATCAGCCCAGGCATAACCGTAGCACACAAGTAGACCGTTGGAATTGTTAACGGCTCCGTAGCCTGTTGCTGAGAAGACATTGGTTGCGCGAACTATTCCTGAAGCATTGTTCACAACACCATAAGAATCAGAAACAGAGCCACCTGTTACATTACTGCTGATCACGATTGTTCCAGCTGCCCCGTTGTAGGCTCCGTGAGAGGCGCTGCCAGATCCACCAGCAACCCCCGATACGTTTACGGTTGCTGTCGAGGAGTTGTAAACGCCGAAAGTGTTTGCTGCAGACCCGCCGTAGACATTGGCTATTTGCACCGATCCCGAAGCTGCGTTTTGGTTGAATCCATAGGCATTAGCGATGGAACCGCCGTATACATTACCGCTAGCTGTTACTGCTGGAGTGGCTGTTGAAGTATTATAGATTCCGCATGTTGCGCTACTTGTTCCTCCATAGATTGCATAGTTAATAGTGACAGTGCCGGTTCCGCTATTAAATACGCCATGGTTAGAGGCTTGTGTTGTTCCCCCTTTCAACGTGCTCCCTCCTATGTCTATCAGGTCAATAAGTCCAATGTTATTTATACCGTAACAGGCTCCACCCGACCCCGATCCACCGGTAACACTTCCTTGTATCAGTGCTATGCCTGCGTTATAGACGCCATAAGCGTTATTAACAGAAGTGCCGGTTCCGCCAAAAACATCACCAAGTGCCCATAAGGTTCCGGTGCTAGAATTCCAGATGCCTGAAGTTGAAGTATTGCTGCCACCACGTATATTTCCTGTAACTTGTATATTCCCGTTGTTGTAGATAGCGTGACAAGCGCCGCCGGAACCAGATCCGCCATTGCAGGCGCCTTGGATGTTTCCGCTTACTGTAGATTGGCATAACAAACCGTAAGCGTTGTTCACACTCGTGCCCACCCCACCGTTAATGGTGCCCACAATCGTAACATTGCTTGAAGCACTGATGCCGTGACTGCTGTTACTTGATCCTCCGGTAACAGTTCCCGTAACTTGAATGGCACCGAGACTGCTGACACCGTAAGAGTTTCCAGTTGATCCGCTACCCCCTGTGATGTTTCCGGTTACGATTAGAGTTCCTAACGCGCTATTTAGTACGCCATAGTTATGGTATACTGAAGTGCCGCCGCCGCCGATAATGTTGCCTGTGACATAGAGTGTGCCGCTTCCCCTGTTATTAACGCATGATGTAGTATTTGTACTGAGCCCAGTTATAGGTCCGGCAATGGTAAAAGACTGACCAGCGCTAAGGTCCGAAAAGAAAACAGTTGTTGTTCCACCGACTACGCCACCGCTGGTCAGCGTAAGGGTAACGCCATTCACGGCGTTAAAGCTACCGCCCGCCGTTACACCAGTTGTTGCAGCATTGCGGATACTATAGACACTTGTGGTGTAATCGCAGTTAATTGTAAAAGTGTTGCTATACACATCATCGATAGAAGCCGGCATCGCGCCGGTACTCCAGACCGTTGGATCGCTCCAGTTTCCAGATTTAAGAGCGCGTACGACAGCCATAATTCACCTCAAAGCCCCTTAATGTTGATGTACTTCTGTATTGCAGTCGAGATTTCGTTTAGGCAGCTTTTTGTGGCTTCGTCATTCTCTTGCGTGACATCAGCAAAAACGATGGGGGTCGCTTGATCGTCCAATGATGCAATTCCTTCATTATCGTCGGCATAGGGAGTAAGACGGATGGCTGCGGCTATGCCGACGCTATCCTCTCGCCAGACAGGACTGAAAGCCATGTTGATGGCGAGCTTGTCGTAGGTGCGACCGTTCTGAAGGATGGGTTTGGTACTAATCAGTGCCATGGTTGTCAGTTGTAGGTGTAGGAAACGCGGCCGGTCCAGGTGACAGCCGTCGCCGTGGTCCTGCTGGTGCGCACCCCGGCGGCGCTGTAGGTCGTGCGGGTGATGCTCCAGCTTTCCGATGACTCGGGGGTGCCGTAGGAAGCACGGCCTACATAGACCGTGCCGGCGGTTGAAGCGTCGACTCGAATAGCGGCGGTGGGTTGCTGAAGGAGCGGCGCGTTGAGCTCCACAACCACCGGGATGGTCGGTGCGTTCAGAATGAGCTCTGGGGTGGGACCTTCCTGGAGCTCGATCGAGACTTGGACGGCCTCGGGGGTGACGATCTCTACTTGGTTGCTCATGCGACGTCATCCGTGAGTCCGCAGTCCAAGGTGGCGGGGCCTTCCAGCCAGTAGTCGCCGTCACCCCCGGGCTCGATGACGAGCATGTCCCAGAAACCGCGACGGGTGATCGATCGAGTCTGGGCGCGGGTGAGTTTGAGCTTGATCTGCCCGAGTACACGGTTGACGTAAATGACTGAGATGTCGACGAGCTTTTCTGTACGGAGTTCGTCTTTCCAGACTTGTGCTAATACGGTGTAGCCCGTGAGGTTGACTGCAACTCCGCCTGCTTTCAATGTCATCGGCTCCTCAAGCGTTGCACGCTGAGGAATGCGAAGTTCGTAGCTGGCGGGAGAGATTCGGGCCACGGGAGGGATGCTCTAGGCCACTCTACGGACGCTGGTGTTGGGGCAGTTCCTGTTGCTGGAGGGCCTCCCGATTGAGGCCGACCCCCACCAGGGCGAGGACAGAGATGATCACGGCAAGCCAGGCGACGAGTTGGCCGGCGGACCATTGCGCGACGGCGGTGCCGCCCCGGCGGCTGGCGTCGGATGTGATCAGGCTGTCGACCTTCTTCGAGAGCGCGGCGATGTGCGCTGAGGTGACCATGTTCCGTTCGAGCTCGACCTGGCGCTGTTCAAGGCGCTCGACGCGGGTCATGAACGCCGCGGTGCCGGTCTGACTCTGGCTGATGGAGTTCTGGAGGCCAACAATCAGGCCCTCCAGTCTTCCAAGCCGGTCTACGACCGTCAGCATCGCGTCGGGGTCGTTCATCGGGCTCGGGGGGTCCTCATCGAGGTTACCTGGGGTGAGATTTGCATTTGTGGATCTCAGCGGCCCTGGCCGCGGTACTTCTTGCGCCCGCGGCGGCGGGGCTTGGAGTGCTGGCCGTCGCCGATGGAGGTGCTCTTGGGAGGGCCGGGCTTGAAGGTGAGCTGACGGAGGCCGGAGATGCCTGTCTTCGATTTGGTGGCCATGGTGTTCAGACAAGGGTGAGATCCCACTTGCGGGCCAGGTAAGCCTGAAGACTGGTTCTGTTTTCAGAGCTGAGAACAGAGGAAAATGCCACTACTTCTCCGATGAGGCCACCCCAGCCACGACCGGAGTTGGTGCGGTCCATTCCGATTTGGAATCCGGCGGTTGAGGTGACAGGAGTTAGTTCGTTGATCGTCTTTAGGCGTAGCAGAGACCTGTTGTTGATGCCGGGAAGGACTCCTCCGCTAACAACGTTTGTTGAACCGTTGTTCAAGTAGACAGCGTTAAAATCAGAGAACAGGCCGGTGCCGCCGCTACTGCCGTCAACTTGCCAGCTGCTACCGGTCGTACCTGTGATCAATCCGCTGAAGTTGGGGAAAGTAGATCCGTAGTTGGCGTCCAGTACGATGTAGACATCGTAGAAAGACGTTGAAGTTGTACTGGTATTACGGAGGTAGTTGCTGTGGTTGGCTGTTCCCCAGTCACAACACGGAAGACCGTTGCTCCACGTTCCTTGAGTCGGACCGGTTGTGGATTTTGTCAGTGTCCACCCACGAGAACCTTTGTCGGTTATCTGACTTATCTGAGTCGATGAAAGCGTAATGGTTGATGTGTCAGCAAAGTCATACCACAACACTGGGTTGAGTAGGGGTATGGGGTTCTGTCCCGCCCACTGGGTGAAGCGCTGCCTACTATATATATGCTCAGTGTTCCAAACACCAGGCAAGCTAGTAAGTAGCCAATTAGGTTTGGTGCCGAGATAGCCCCCTTCTAAGCGTTTCACGAAATATCCTCGTAGCTAATGATGAGGTCGATCTTGGCTGTCGTGCTGCTCTTGGCGTAAATGGCATCACCTTCTTCGAGGTAGAGATAATCTTCTTTGGAGGCTACAATTATGCTGGCTTTTGCTGGAATGCTAATTCCGTAAGCGATGTAGGTATGAGCAGAGCTGCGGTACACAGTCACATCAATATCCATGATGCTACTGCTATCGATATTTGCGGCGCGAATTACGTTGACCTTAAGCAGTTTTCCGCTAGCAGCGCTGTTCGTCAGTGCAGCTGCCAGCGTCCCCGTGCAGTTGTAGACGGCTGTCTTTCCTGTAATCGTGGTTGGCGTCTTGAGGTTGGGGGCGGCCATGGACGCTCAGGATCTGGGCAAGCCTATCCACAGCGGGGGCAATCGCCAAACCAGAGGCGCCTAGCTGGCCCACCAGTCGGTATAGACCAGTTCTTCCCATCCGTAAGACTGGGTGGTCCATACAGACCAATAGTTCGAGTCTGCGGGCGGGACGTAGGCAATGGGAACTACAGAAACAACGATTCCTTCAAATTTACTACCATTCATGCCACTTACAAGGAAGTCCTGTAGTGTTGTCGTTGTATCGTTCTGGATGAACCCCAAGGTGACAGGATAGCCACTGTCTTTGACAAATATCTTCTTGTCTATATTGGTGACACTCCAGTTAATACTGCTTCTCAAAGAAGCTGCGAAGCCTACGATGTTTGCGGGTAAAGAGTCTGTTGTGATTGACAGGTTGACCGAGGATGGCGAGCTACGAGAGGCGTATGTGAATTTTTCGTATTTGGCGTTTCTATAAACGACTGTCATGGCTCTCAAGTAGCCTGAATCAGATGTATTCAGTTTGTAAGACACGGCTCCCGCCAAGGTCGCTATGTTATATGCAAAGTACAGATTTGGAGCATCGTTAGCATCTTTGATCTCTGTAACCGGCCTGTTTGTGCAGGACCATGTGAGGTTATTGGAGGGGGAGTCTGAGCCGCTGGCGAAGACAAGGACGAGATCACCGACTTGTGTCGCGCTCGGGGTTTGAATCGTTATGGAGTTAGCGTACCCTACAGAACTCTTGTTAGAGCCGACGTACATTGGCCCAGAAGCGCTGATGCCGCCGTAGAAAAGAAGCGCCTGACTTGTCACGACAGTCCAGCTCCGCTAATCACAAAAGTATTGGAGCCTACGCATAGAATTGTGCATATGCCTCTAGTGGCCAGAGTGAAACTGGCTTTTGCTGTCGATTGTCCAGGGAAGTAGGCAGTGACGGCTGTTGTGGTAATGGTCTGACTTGTTGCTGAGTTGTTGAACACCGTGACTGGATCGCCGACGGAGAAAATACTCGCTGGGATGGTGATTCCCCCTGTCGTGGTGGAGATGTGTTTGCCTGCATCCGCTGCCTGCAGGGTGTAGGCCGATGTCTGGGCGTTTTGTGGGATCGACCGGAGGTTTCCCTTGGAATCCGAGACCGTGGAGGAGCTGGTCACGGTCCCGGAGAAGGTGCCGCCGCTCTTGGGCATGTAGGTGGTTGCCAGGTAGGCCGGAGTCACGGCCTTGAGGGTGTCGGTCCCGGTGGTGACTTCTGTCTGCGAGGCGATCTGGATCTTGCCCTTGACGCTCTCGGTGGCGTCGGGAGTGGTGGAGCTGGCGCTGCCGACGTAGGTGCGGACCCAGGCCGTGCTCGGGATGCGGTTGCTGTCGTCGGACGAGCTCGGGACGGCATCTGAGGTGAGCTGCGGGGCCCCGCGCAACCGCACGTTGGTGGGGTCGACCGTGGCGGTGGTGTAGGTGCCGGTCACATTCCCGAGGGCGCCGGCCAGGTACTCCAACAGCGAGCCCATGGCGGTGCGGAACTGCTCGCGGGTGACCGCGACGTTGTCCATGCTCGTCGACTGCCCTTTGGAGGGAAGGTTGGCCATCGGGTTCGCCTATCGGGGCTTTTTGTGAAGTCTAGGGCTACTCAGTAGCCAGCAACTATGACATCGACAATGCCTGCTACTGCAGATCCTGAGGCGTCGATTGTTTGTACTTCGATTGCCGATGCGGTCTTTGAGGTGACGATGGCTGACACTGCATTACCAGGTTGTAGATTATCGTCTTGAACGGTAAGGCTGACGGTCTTCACAGCACGGAATGTGTCTGTTGGGAAAGTGATCGCCGTCCCTGACGAGCTGATCGACACATCGTTGCTAGTCCAGATCACATCGGGGTAATCAAGGATGATTGAGACTGCAGTGACCGTACTCGGGGTTGTGCCGTCGAGGGACGTCATTTCCAGCTTGAGCTCGTAGTACCCGGTCGAGAGCACTTCGTTTGGTGCGTAGGGGTGCCAGCCGGCGTCGCCGCCGATGGAGGCGCCCAGGTACATGTAGGTCGTGCTCAGGCTGCCGGATCCGTAGAAGGGGTCCGAGCTCGGGGACGGGTACATCAGGGCGTCGTTTCCCACGAGGAAGCGGACGAACCAGCGGTAGGTCCCAGTCCCCGTGGTCAAGATCAGGAGCTGCGCATTCGCGGAGAGGACATCCACCTGCGTGATGTAGGTGGACAGTGAGGAGCCGCTCGTCTGTTCGAGCTTGTTGCCACCGGTCGTCACCAGGGTGAAGTTTGTGAGGGTCCCCGGGAACGAGTCTGTGTGGAGGTCGTACTGCTCAACGACGTTCGTGGGGACTGGTTCGCCGATGTTGATGGTTGCGACGGCGTATTCATCTGATTCCCAGCCTGTGATGTCCTGGCTGCGGATCATTACACACCATGTACCGTAGTCGAAGAGGTTGGTGGCAAACCATGTCTGATCGGCTGAGATACCATCGCTGAACAGTGAGATGCTGTTCTCCCAGTCAGGTACAGCCCCTTTCCTGTAACGGATGTTGTAGCGGGCGATGTCGTTGACATTGCCCAGGGGCCAGAAGTTGTCGTAGGGGGTGGTGGGAACCTCCCAGGAGAAGCGTTTCTGGCCGACACGGGACTGGGATCCGCCCTCGGTGACGACGCGGAAATTGCCCGGGGTGGGTGGGACGATCTCGCCGCGGCTCACGGTGATGACCTTGTAGCTGGTGCCGGAGAGGCCGGAGACGATGGTCGTCAGGGAGAAGCGGACCTCCCAGTTGCAGACGGCGTGGAACGGGAAGGCGTAGTAGTCGGCCAGAGGGGCCCGCACCACCTCGTACCAGCCGTCGCCGTCAGGGTCCCGCAAGCCGGCGGCCTCGGTGGAGGTGAGGGTGCGTTCGGGGCGGGCTTCCAGGAGGACACCGTCGACGAACCCCGGGACGGGGGCGTTGACCTTCCAGGTGTAGAGGTGCGAGCCGGAAGACTGGTTGAGGTGGACGAGGGTGGCGTTCTCGGTGACGGTGCCGTCGACGGCGATGCGCGAGGCGTTGAGGTTGGGCAGGGGTGAGCTGACCAGCAGGCTTTCCACCTCCACCTCATCGGTCCAGGCGCTCTGGGCGCCCACCCGGCTGACCGACAGCATGCGGACTTTGTGGGCAGTGACGGCGGTGTACTGCCTGATGGGGATCTGAACGACGGTGTCATCGACGACGTCGACTTCTGTCCAGTAGTCCTCCCAGATGACGGAGCCATCGCTTTGTCGCGTGCCGCCCTGGTACTGCAGCTGATACCCCCGAGTCTGGATGTCGAAGCCGTTGAGGATGCTGTTGATCAGGGCCGGCGTCCACTCGATGGCGAGCTGGACCGTGCCGTTGTCCCAGATGGTGCGGGCTCGGGTGATGGTCGGGGGCTCGGGGCTGGCGACCTTGAACAGGTAGGAGTCGCTCTCGTCGAGGGGCGTGCCGAAGTCGACCTTGTCGTAGAGGTCGCTGCGGTAGCGGAGGGCGGTGATGGCGAAGGTCTTCTCCTGCTCTTCAACCCCGAGGACGCGGAAGGTCTGGGCGGTGCGGGAGGGGACTTCGATCAGCCAGGGGAAGGTCGCACTCGGGGTGTCGGCGTTGCTGGTGAGTGTGACCGTGTTGTCCGTGATCGAGTCGATGGTGCAGGTCCGCAGTGCCGGGGTGCCGTCGGCCTCGGAGACCATGAAGGAGAAGGTGGAGCCGTCCCAGCCGCCGGGCGGTTCAGTGGGGGCGGCGTCGAGGACGATCTCGGTGGCGGAGGTGACGGAGGCGATGCGGCCCCCCATGCGGGCGGCGGCTTTGGTGGGGTCGGCGATCTTGATGACGTCCCCGGGGCGGATGGCGCTGCCGATCTCGTTGGTGCGGAAGGTGACGGTGTCGTCGAGCAGCTTCTCAGAGAGGAGGGCCCAGTTGGCGGCGCGGAGAGCCTGGCCCCGGGTGGTGACGCCCAGGAGGCGGAGGTCGAGGGAGCGGTAGCCGTAGCGGCGCAGGCCCTCCTCGTCGTAGACGATCTCGGTGCGGGGGTCGTAGTTGTTGTCGGGGTCGTCCCAGGAGGTGATGACCGCGGTGTGGCGGGCCCGTTTTGCGGGGCCGGCGTAGCTGAAGTTGCCGGCACTGACGCCGCCGTCTTCGCTGACGTCCTCGATGGTGTTGGCTTCCGAGAAGGTGTAGACGGCGTCGCGGGGCGCATCGTTGACGGCGATGACGCTGCCGCCGGCGTAGTAGAGGAGGCCGCGGAAGATGGAGGAGAGCTGCTGCAGCACCGTCCAGGCTTCTTCCCCTGACTGCAGGAGGACGTTGCTGGTGAAGCGGGGCTCGTAGGTGCCGGCTGGCGTTGCTGCAGGAACCAGTTGGTCGCAGTATTGGGCGATTTGGTACAGGCTCCACTTGTCTACTAGGCTCGTCTCGATGTAATCACCGAGGCCGAAGCGTGCGTTGAGCATCAAGTCCCGCAGGATCCAGGCGGGGTTGTTGGTGTAGGCCGTCTTGAACGTGCCGTTCCAAGTGCCGGAGTAGGTACGGGTGGTCGGGTCGTAGTTTGTCGGTACTTCGATGCGCCGGCCCTTCATGTCAATGCTGACATCGGGGATGGAAGAGTATTGGCTGGCGCTGATGCCGACGCTCAGGACTGAGCTGTGGGGGTAGCTCAGCTTCTGGTTGAGGAGTAGAACGACGGAGGAAAAGTAAAAGGCTGTGCTGTAAACATTGATGTCCGAGCTGGCGTTCCTGACTTCGTCGTCGGCGGTCAGCCGCTCGACTTCGATGACCCAGGGGGAGGGACCTTGAAGTTCAAACTCATACTGTTGCTGGAACTGACCGCTGAAGCGGCTTTCGAGATTTCTGGTATCTGCTGTTCGGACGACTCCGTTGTTGTCTGTGTAGCGGATGACATAGGAAACCTCGGCCTTCTCCTGGCCTGTATCCTTATTGTCTCGGGTCAAAGCGCTGTGTGTGATGAGGACCCGAGCTCGGTAGTTGCCTTCGGGGTCGTCTGCCGTGACGGCTTGGGTGACAGGGAGGGACTTCCTGACGAGCTTGTTGACGTTGATCGTCGCGGCGACGCGGCCGAAACCGGGTACACCTGACTGCAGGGAGGCGGATCGGCCGTAACTGAAGACTAGATCCTTGGGTTTGGGCTGGACCTTGCTGTTGACGCTTAGGGGAGTGTTGTCTAGGTAGATCGACTTCTCCAGACCGCTCTTGGTGTTGCCGTGTGCGGGACCTTCGACCTCACCCTCGCAGAGCAGGAACTGGATCTGCGCGAATGAGATGGATTTGAGTTTGGGGTCGTCGTCCCTGAGCTGGGGGCTGCTGGATTCCTGCGCACCACCGCCGGCGCCGTAGAGGTGCTTCATCAGAGATCGTCCTCGTTGACATAGCCGAGGAGGCCGACCGTGCCGCCGGTGTTGATGTCTCGTTTCGTCTGTATGGAGAGGTCGAAGCTGATCACCCTCGGGGAACGGACACGGCGCTGTCCGTACAGGACGGGGACGACTTCGCCGAAACCACCGTCATTGGAGTTGCGGGTGAAGAGGTTGGACTGGGTCGGGTCGCCTGTGGTGGGTTTCTTGGGGGTGGGGGTGATGAGCTGGGCCACCCCGCCCAGCAGGAGGCCGACGCCGATCAGGCCCATACTGATGGAGCTGATGCCGCCGCTCAGGACGCCGGCCAAGGCAGTGGTGCCGAAGCTGACGAAGCTCAGGGCAATCAAGGCGACCCCGAGGATGATCTGGAAGATGGACCCGGTGTTGCCGCCGGCGCCTTGGACGAGGGGGGCGAAGACGATGGTGGAGGCGCTGGTTTCGCGCTGCAGCTCTTCGGCGGCGATGCCGCGGGAATCGTCGGTGATGACGCGCCAAACCACCCCCTGGTCGTGCTGATTCAGCACCCAGGCTTGGAAGGAGGGGTAGAGGACGCAGAGGGCCCGCACAGCCTCGGCTGGGCTATTGACAGCCAGGCGGTGGATGCGCCCGAAGGTCCGCCCCGCAGCACCCAGGAGCTTGACCGTGATCAGGCGTTCCACAGCTGATGAGGGCGGATGATGCACTTTACGTGCTCTTTCCAGTAGGGCGAAAAGCGGTCGAGTCGGCTTTTCTTCTGTGCTAAATGGTGCAGGAATGTTGTTGTTGAGTTGAAGACGCCGATGTGATCGATGTGGTTTGGGTATTGCCCGAGGTTGAAGCAGATGATGTCGCCCGTTCTGTAGTTGTCATCAGTGACTTCTACGCCCTGATTGTGGGCCTCGTTGTCGAAGGGAACGAACTCGGGGGTGTCCCACTCGCCCCAGGGGCCCCGCTGCCAGGTCGGCATGGTCACCCCGAGGTCGGAGAGGAAGTCGCTGACCAGGGAGTAGCAGTCGTAGAGGCCGTAGACGAAGGGGCGGCCGATGAAGGGGGCGACGACCCCGGGGTTGGCCTGGCTGAAGGTGTCGGTGGCGAGGCAGAAGACGGCCCAGGGGAGGGAGTCGGTGCGCATCACCGTCTGGTCGGCGGGGCTGAAGTCGGGCTCGGTGATGTGGGAGTGCCAGACGCCGGCGATCCCGAGGTCGTCGTAGGCGGCGTAGTCCTCGGGGGCGATCGAGAAGAAGTTGCGGGGGTCGGCGGCGGCGTTAGGCACCTGGGCCACGTCCCCGGAGGTGAGGACGAAGCCGCAGGTCTCGACCTCGGGGGTGGAGCAGGCGAGGCGGCGGATGGCGTTCTGTTGGCTGATGGTCAACCAGTTCATTAGTTGGTCAGGTAGAGGCCAGGAAAGCTGCCGAACGGCAGGGTCGCGTTGTTGCCGAAGCGGAGGCGGCAGGACTGGAGGCGCTTGCCGCAGACGTCGACCTCGGGGAGACCCTCGGGATCTTCGGCGAGGAGCGTCGCTTCCGCTGCGTTGAGTGTGGATTTGGCGGCGTCGTAAATGGCCTTGAGGCTGTTGTAATTGGTTTGGGCGTTGTTGACAGCAGTGGTGGCGTTGTTGACAGCGGTTGTGTTGAGCGTATAAACCTTGACTTTGTAGGTGGTGTCGAAGACAAGGTCGCCGACTCGGTATTGAGCGCCGTCCCCGGGTTTGGTTGTTCCGCGGTACACGGGGTCACCTTGGTACGTCCCTACCCATTCATCAGAGGTTGTGTTGGTTGTTGAGTCGTATATGTCTGTGTTCAGCACAAAAGCAGTTCTCACTGTACTGCCCGTTACGTTGTATGCCTGGTTGGAGAATACCGTGTAGCTCTGCTTCGTGGCGGCCAGGGCGTTCTGCTTCTCGACCAGGGTCGTGGCGCCGGCGTTCAGGTCGCTGAGGGCCTTCTTGTAGGCGGCCAGGGCGGCTTCGTAGTTGGTCCAGACGGCGTCGGTTCGGCCGCTGGTGGTGAAAGGGTTGTCGTTGATGTCGGCGACCGGGGGGCCGGTGTAGCCGCACTCGGTGCCTCGGTACTCCCACATGCAGGTGTAGCGGAGGCAGCGGCGGCGGGGGAGTTGGATGCCGTCGAGGTCGAAGGCGGTGGAGAGGCGGAAGGTGACGGCGAGCTTGTTTTCGGATTCCTTCTGCTGGACGAACCAGATCTCGTCGGGCCAGTGGTCGGTGCGGGGGCTGCCGGCGGAGCTGCTGAGGTAGCGGGCGAGGACCCGGCGGCGGGTGAGCTTGGCGCCGATCAGGTCCTCCCAGGTGTTGATCAGGCCGCTCCACTCCAGGCCGATGTTCCCGAGGACGATGGTGGGGTTGGGTGGGACGCCGTTCCCCTTGATCTGCCAGCCGCTGGATTGGTAGGGGAGGGGGACGTACTGGTCGGCGCCGTAGTAGACCGGCTGGCCGTCTGAAACCGTCCAGTTGCAGAAGTACACATATCGCTGGTCCGAGGGGATCGATGAGTCGATCGGGTACAGGTCGAGGATCATCAGCTCGATGATCGCGTCGCCCGTCAGGCCCTGGAGGTCGGCCTGGTCCTTGAAGCTGCGGGTGGAGCTGGTCATCAGGCGAAGAAGCGGCGCAGGGTGAAGCTGAGGGTGGCTCTCCCGTCACCGAGGTAGCGCCAGGACCACTTGTTGGGGAAGAGGATCCACTTCTTGGCTGTGGATTCGTAGGGGGGTGTCCAGGTGAAGTAGGAGGCGGCGAGGTTGACGAGCTCGGTTTCGACGGACTGGAGCTCGGCGATCGGCCTCGGGGGTGTGCTGACGTTCCAGGTCTCGATGACGGGGTTGATGCCGTCCTGCCGGCGGCTGACGTAGCCGTCGCCGTACTGCGCCTGGAGGGTGCGGAAGGCGACTTCTCGGGTGGCCTGCAGGTCGATGCGCAGGGTGCCGAGGGTGATGGCGGTGGTGCAGACGGAGGCCATGGCGGGCTCGGGGGATCAGCGGTAGGCGAGGACACCGCCGGGCCGGCGCTCGCGGTTGATGACGTTGATGACGGCGCTGTCGATCATGCGGCCGAGCTGGGAGGCTTGGTTGCTGTCGGTGCGGGTGCCGGAGTCGGAGAGGTGGACGTTGACGACGCTGTTGACGCCGCCACCGCCCCCGGGGCCGGATCCGTGAGGCAGGACGATGCCGCTGCGGTTGGGGACGAACCACTCGGGACCCTGCTCCCCGACGATGTAGGGGGAGCTGGCGGAGACGGGGCCGCCGGCGGCGCGGAAGATGCCGGCGCTCTTCGCGCCCATGAGGGTGCTACCGAGGCCGATGAAGATGCTGGAGAGGCCCATCAGGGTGTTGGAGGCCCCCTTCTTGCCCATCTGCTGGAAGCCGGCGACGATGCCGCCGATGCCCGCGGCCATGGTGGCGAGGCCGCCGAGGAGCTCCTGGGTGGAGACCTTGGCTTTGGCGGCACCTTTGCCCAGGTCCCCGAGGGCGGTGGTGGTGTCCTTGACCGCGGCGGCTGAGGCGGTGCTGGCT